CTGGTATAGCATAAGGGCAGATGATATTCATCTCAGGTAGTTGGCTCATGACCACTGCTGAAGTAGCAGCATCGATCGCTCTGACTACATCAGGCGACCTGTGCGCAGCCAAAGCCTTGTCCATAGGGCTAGCTGCTTCTCGTGAAGAACCAACGTAACGACACCTTTTGATGATGCATTCCACCAGGAACTGTTCAAACTCATGAATCGCCATTTCGCCTTCCATTAGCTCTTGATAAACTACTCGGCAGCGCTCAATGTGCACATCTCCGTCTTCACAGACGCTTGCTGTAAAAGCAAGACAGAAATAGCCGTCACGCATGTACTTACGAGTCGCCTTCAATGCCATCGAGGCTGTAACCTCCTCAACCTCACTCTCACGAATCGCCATCTCAAGGCGAGCTAGAGCCCAAGGGTTAGTCGGAATGCCATAGGGATTGTTCATAAAACCCAAACGCATCCAACAATTGCCCGGACCAGTAACCGGTAATGCACTAGCTTCACCCCAAAACGTCGTTGGAATACCTTTCGCATCTTGCTCAATGTCGCGCTCAAAGCTGCAACAATCTGAGGAAGCCTCAACTTGATCAAACCCTTCTACTTCAAAAGTGGTTTTGATCGAGCGCAGATTGCAGCTCAGATCCAAAACCTCCTCGGCTAAACACTCTTCGTCCTGCGATATCGAGCGCGTCAAGCTGCTCAGATCATCGTAAGTCATCTCGTCCAAACCGTCGACTAACACGTCTTGAAGCTCATTATCCAAAGCGATCTCTTCAAAATCGCCTAGGCATTCACGACCGCCCAAGAAAGGATAGATATTGGCTTTGTCCAAAATCTTGGTTTGGTGAGCCTCATGTTTTCTACCTAGAGGATCCGCGACTACATGCCAGTAATCGCCCTTTTCCTGACGGAAAAAGAAGCCCTCGCGAAGATATGGTAACGAAGCAAGGAAAACCGTCAAGGCTTCCCTGTCTGGCCATTTGCCAAGGCAGACTATTGCTTTGTCCCAAAATTCGTAAGGTACCATCTTAAGCCAGCAGTAACCAGGCTCTCTCTGTTTGAATCGCTTACCTCCTCGCTTCCCACGCTCAGAAACAATCATTTTCTTCGTCCTTTGAGCGACGACAGGAACTTCAATCGCCACAATAGCAGGCTCTGAAATATGTAAATCAGAGGCAGCAGTAGTGGAATCAACTGAAGTCACCTGAGGCAACTCCAAAGGAACATTGCTTTTAGGAATCAGCCTTGGTGGCTGAATAACTTGATCCCAAGCGACAACAGCAGGTTCATAATAATAAACCTTTTGCTCCAGCTTGGAAGCGATCAAGGCCGCGACCATTGAGTCGACGGCTGAATCAGTCAACAAAGGCATTTTGTCGAAAGGCCCACTAGGCAAGTAAATCGGGTCATCATGACCAAAATTCTTGCGATGGCGGACATAGTTAGATTTCAAGGTAAGCCTCTCCTTCAAATCTTGGGGAAAATCGATCTTAGGAACATCCCGACTAACAAGAGCTACCATGCAACGGCAGTCACATTTGTTAGGCTTCTTCTTGCTCAAACTCACGCGAACATAATGACTCAAATAGGCATTCTCTTTACTGAGAACCGCACGAGTCCAGCCTCTTGTGTACATGCACAATTGCCAGACACATTGTTTAGTCTCAGAAAGTTTACCTTTCAAGCCACGCGTCGCAGAAGCGAACAAGTCCTTGCCAACAAAGTCACTCACGGTGCGATAACCCTGCTCACGACACACAGCACGCACGTCCACATCCAGATCTTCCAAACCGGAAACCTTCATACGATTCGGCATCCACATTCCTCCCGGATCGGGAGGAAGTCTAGCCGTAGGAACATCGCCGCCAGGAGGCGGGTCGTTCCCACTCATGTTTAATGAGTT